ATTACTTAGACTTTATATGTTTATTATATGGTTGCTGGAATAAATTTATCAATTTTTGCTTGGTTACAAGACTTAGTTGAAGTTGATGGATATCTAAATTCTACAACTGTTAATTCATGGCTTGGTAGAGCATATTATTTCATTAAATTCTTACACAAATTTGCAAAATTAATGTTTTTACCATTTTCAATGCCATTTTATTCAGTAGTTTGGGGAATTACTTTTATGTACAAATGTGCTAAACTCATGATTTTATAATTCATCTTCTTTGTTTTAAAAACCACTTATCACGCATGTCGTGACTTTTATATGAATTATATAAGAGGAAAAATTTTTGGAGGATTAGTTATTAAATCTGGAGATTTACCATCTATAGTTTTTACTGGGTGCGAATTGAGAGGGACATCTCACTGGCATTCTTGTCCGGATTTGAATTTCGCAGGTAGATGGAACGACGAAACTAAATGTACATAAATCGTCTTAAATTATTGTGTAACAATGGCGTTGGCACATGTATTCAAATTTATACCATAAACATATTTATTCGCAGCAGACGACGCGAATGCAATGGATACTGACTTAGATTCATTCTTAAGAAGGTATTCATTATATGGAGTTTAAGTTTTTAATGAACTCAATAAGGTAAATCTCCCATAGATGAGAGATGTGTTATACAGCAACACTATCTGGCAATCCAAACCAGGTAAACCTTTTGATGATTTGGGTATGGTTATGTAATGTACACAATCTTAGGTAAAAATCAACTGGTAAGAAAAGGTAACAGTTGTGTCTAGAAAATCTGCAGTACCATTCGTCAGACTAGACGTAAGATATGATGAACCTGAGATATTCAGAAGAGTAATGGAATTGTATGATATTAGTGTTACAACCGACCCTGAATGTAAAAAATCCATGATTTTATTACACGACTAACATTGTTATGTAAACATGTTAGCAATTGATAAATTTTAAAAACGTTTTGAACCTACAGTTACCTAAACTAAAGCTGTAGAATCACAATAGATTGATATTCAAAACAAAGCTGCTTCTAAAGAGAAAAAACCTAAAGATGATAAGGATTAGGAAGAAGAAGCAGTCAAGGGACCATTTGATGAAGTTCCAAAAGACTTAATTGCTGCAATTAGACATTTCAGAAAATTTGAAATCGAGTGCAGAATTTCTCTTGGAGATGATTATTCTGAGCGTTCTTTCTTGATAGGATAAGAGGGACATATTCGTAGCTTAGATAATAATACAGTAATGGTCTCAAGTGATGTAGATTTTGAAATTCTTAAAATTGTTAGAGGTCTACCTTTTGATTATAATGTACCGGAAATTAATTTTTTATATAGAAATTAAGCCGCTTTTAGAGCACAATTAGTAATTTTTGTTACATAATAATAAAAGTAAAATTATGGACACAAATCATATTTTAATACAGAATTAACTAATTATGGTTATGTTAATAAAGGTATAGCCGCATAAATTAAAGATATGATAGTTGGTGTTCCAATCAACGAATCTAACATTTTGACATAAAAATATCGTTATTTAGAATCATATAGTAATTTGAATGGTACTAAATTATCCTTCGATATGGTTGGAAATACAGTTCAAAATGATATGGATGGAGAATATGCAGAACTAGTAGATAATACTTTAAGAAGTGTTATCATGAGTATTAAAAAAGAGAAACATAACTTAACTTCTTTAGTATCTGCATAATTCAATGAATGGTATGTATTAATTAATTAATATTTTAAAGGACATACCTCATCTTTATCAAGATATAGTTTAGCTCCAAGAGCTGAGGAAACTATTCCAACCTATGTGTAAAGAATTTTAACTGGTCATGATCTATTCATCGAATCTTGTCCTGAATTTTTGTTTAGTTGGATATGGTATTAGATCTTCCCAGAAGACACAGTAGTATCTCATCACATAATTAATATGTTTAAGAACATTGAAATTAAGATATAACATAACATAGGTTAATTATATGATTATTTCTCCAACATCAAATTGAGAAATCCCTTAGTGATCGGTAAAAAACCTAAAGATACTAAATTTTATACTGATACTTAACTCAAAACCGAGTTTTTTCACAAAACAACTATGTCTTCATATGACGTAAGTAAATGTAACCCTATTGTTTTGAGAAGTATGAAATTTATCAATCCGAAAACTAAGAAAATAATAAAAGACATTTCACCTGAAAATATTTATAAAACATATCTTCCATATTGTACATGTTATAAAGGTACACCGAAAAAATCTACAGGTGAAATATTAAAGAACTTAGGAGCCGATTTAAATTTTTGCTCTTATGGAGTCTGTCCTTTAAATGCTATTTCGGCAATAATTGAAAGATAGGCTGCTTCTCTTTTAACCTTTGACCCAGCTGTATTGAATAGATTTTTAGTTTATTTCAACAAAACTAAAATAGTGGATAAATTCGTTAGTGAAGCAAAGAAACTTGATAAGAGGGAAGTCACTTTTGACAAATACATAGAACATGTGAAGGAATCGAACAACATAAAGTCTTAGACTTATGTGAAAGGTAGAGCTTCAGCTATTTGGAATGGTATTAAAACTACATTATAATGTTTTCCAAAAGCTGGAGAATTTTTTATCAAAAGTGTATATAAGGCAGTTAGTAAGGTGTCTAATAGAGCAAGAAATATTTGTTCACCAGATCCAACTCTATTAGGGTGTGCTAACCACGTAAATTATATCGGATTAAAATTGCTAAAGAAAGTTTGTCCTGCCTATACTTCATATCTAAATAATCCATAATTAACATAAGTATTGGATAAAGAATGGAGAAGAATAGGTAAATATGGAAAACCAGTGGGAGTGTCTACTGATTTCAGTTCTCATGACTCGAATCAACACGCCGAAATTATTGATGGTGTCGATAGTGCGTTATGGAGAAAGTTATTACCAGTAATCTTTCCAATGTTGGAATTACCACAAAGGATGTTCTTCATGTTATTAGACAGCATAACAGGTTTAAATACTAAACTTTTATACAAAGTTTCCTGTTTTAAAAAATTACGTACATATTTCAGCTGTTTATTATTCGGAACCGTAACTTCAGGTCATCCAACAAGGACAACTTTTGGGAATACTTTGAGAGTAATTATGTATTATAGTTTTATTTTTGATGAATTAGGAATCATTCATTATTCATTTTTCGTTGGAGGAGATGATTTCTATTGCATTCTTACTGAACAAGATTCTTATTTATTATAGAAAAATTTACATCTATATTTCGCATCACAGTAATTAGGATGCGTAGGATTAGGTTAGTGTACAAGAAAACTTAATTTTTTGAGAGACAAAGTTGACTTTCTCTCAAAGATAGGAGTACATACCAAATCCGGACCTCTTATTTGGAGAAATTTCTCACGAGTTGCTCATAAGTAGCAATTCTCTAGTTCTAGAATTAAGGATTCTATTACATTAAATGTAGCGAGTTTTTACTCATATTTAATGTCAAATGTAGGACTAGGATTTGTTAGAGATTTAAGTTTAAAATTTTATTCAATATTGAAGAAAGAATAGATAAAAATTAACTCTAACGATTTTAAATATTTCTTAGCAGAAAAGATATAAAGCTCAAAAACTACTGATGAAAGAAAGTTATATTAAGAACTTTTTCATGCTAATTAATATAATATAGTGAGAAATGATATGGCTGAACCATATTTTTATGATGCTACAACCAAGGTTGGAGATGAAGAAGGAATTAATAAATTCGTTCTCAAATCTATGGTTGATGAAGTGGCACATAGCACATATCACAATTATTCTCGACATATAAGAGGAACCTCCAAGAAACCTATTTTAAGTTCAAATTATGTTGTTACATAAGGTGAGTTAACTACTAGATATAGACATAACAGAATGGTCTCAGTAGTTGGAAGGAGGAAGGAACCGAAGTTTATCTAACAATTTCTATAATTGTTAGTTTAATTGACCGTTGATATCGGAAAATTAGTAAAAACTTCGCTCAAATTAATAAACCACAATAAGAACTTTAATAGACCTATGTTAATGGAGGGTAAAATTAACAAACATGTGATGTTGATTCACACTTTGATTCTAACTAAATCATCGTAAGAAAATGTTAACAAAATAATAATAAATATTGTACATAATTAGATTTAATAAGTGAAAATTAAATTTTAAGAAACTAAGATGAAATATGTACGATGACAGCATCAACTGTGAAAGATACTGTCGACAACCTTCCTTTCATTAAAAGGAGTGAGTTGATCATTGGAGCAAATAAGAACAAATAGGGAAGAAAAGTAAGGGCTAGATCTTAAAGCGCTAATAGGAGTGTAAATAAACTTCAATCTTCTATGAAGAAATTGACTATCAATGTATAGAAAAATGCTCAAAAAATAAAGGGATAATAAAAGGGTACGATAAACAGAGGGAGTGTTTAATAGTTTAGAAACTAAGAGAAATACATGTCTTAAGATAGATATAAAAAATATTTTAAGTCAGTGTTGTCACCATTCTAGACAGACGTATGTAGAGGTCCATCGGATTTTTACATGCCAAGTTCAATTTTAGACTATAAATATACCACCGATGTCTCTTTTGGATCTAATTACGGTATGATGGTGTTGTATCCATAAAACACTATCGGTTAATAAGGTGTAGACTGGCCAACATGGTTCAATTATTAAGCTACACCTCCAGGAGGTTCACCTCTTGGTGGTACAGGTATCGTAGTTAAAGATAGTCCTTTATTTGGATATTGGAGTAATTCTATAGGTTCCACAAATCCGAATTCAAGATGGATTTCAAGTCGTGTTGTGAGATGTGGGGTAAGGATTATACCTCAATCTAACATTTAAACGAAACAAGGAACTCTAACAATAGGGATGATACCCGGAAAATCTGAAAGATGGAATACATCAAGTTTTGCTATGCCAACAGTGTAAGCATTAAGATAATATCCTACTTCATATGAAATAAGTCTTGCAACTTTAGGACCAACCGGTACAGATTATGTATGGTTACCTTTAGATCCAGCAGATTTAATATTTTATGAAGGAAGTGGTCTTAGTGATGTAGATGCTTAAGGAGCAGCTTTCAGATCACCTATTGTGGCATTATTTTCAGGAATTTCTACTTAAGATTCTTATCATGTGTAGATTAGTATCGCATATGAATATATTCCTATTCCCACATTTGAATCTTGGGCTCCAGTATAATCATCAGGTATAGATACAACAGCTACTAGAGCTTTGAATCATATAATAAGTGGTGATTTAGCTTCTGCTGTATCTGGTATATTAGGAGAAAAACTATATAATACTGGCAGATAAGCAGTTGGATAACTTATAGGAAAGTATAATCCTATTATGGGTATGGTTAGTTAAATGATCTGAGTGAATTCAATTAAGACAGAAAAAGATTAAACTTGATCAAAATTTTTTAACTAATTATATCTATAAATCCGAGTATTTTTTTAGAAATACGGTAGACGGATAAAATTCTACCATATATATGTTTTTTAATTCATTTAACATATACGTAAGTAAATAATGAATAAGACTAACTCACATGTCCCAGTCAGTATGTGCAGAGTCTATAAATAAAACAAATAAGCAGGGGTAAATGCTTATGGTCCTTAACGTATTTTGAAATATTAGCAGAGTTGAAACATACTCCCGATGCGATTTCAAATTTTAAGGTGATTTTTTGAGACAGAACAGATTTAAAAACTTTCAACGGGTGGTTTGTAGATATGGTAACAACATACTAGGCGTTTTCTCCGGTAGTCCAGTCCGGTTACAGTAAAAAACTAACTGAATTGTTGTGAGACCTACATAGTTTTCTATAGAAATATAAGAAGACACCCCCCCC